ACATCTCCCTATTTAATTGCACCATATCATAAATAGTAGGATTGGCTTGAGCCATCTGCATTACAGCTTGATACTGTACTACTTTTTGAGACATGGTAGCTGCATTAGGATTAGAGACAGGAATTATTTCTACTGAATTATAATCTTCTTGTTTAACTTCTTTATTACCGTCTGCAGGTTCGTAAGAATAATCTGCAGGGGTGTTATCTCTAATAATGTTTTTTAATAATTTAAACTCAGCTTTCATTGCGTAATGAATACGCGCTTGAACAGCTGACATCACTTTAAGTGTTCGTTCTAAAATAGCCAGTGTAGTACCCACAGGAGACTGAGAAGACATATCCGAAACTTTCATATCTGCGGCACTAGCAAACCTACGTCCTTCTTCAATAATTTGATTCATTAAATTAT